TCACTCCGCCGTACGCTGCGGTTTTATGAGCGCTTGTGCATCGAGAACCGCCACGAGCGCGTCGAACTTTGCGTCGACCTCCTCGTCCGTCAAGCGGGGGGTAACTTGTCCCTCAGGCATCCGCACCGGATCTTGTAATTCCGGGACGATATTCTGGCCCATCCTTACCTCCTGATCACCTAGGCTTCGGACTGTAACCGATATTGGGTGTCAGAGGAATGGCTTCTTACATATTGAGCATAAATCCGCTGGCCCATCCGCCCGCCCCTGCCGCCGCGCTCCTGCTAGGCGTCTTCGGGGACTGTTCTGCAACTGAGGCATATGGTGATGCACGACGCGACGCTTGGGCGCCGGTTGCACAGCGAGCTTGATGGAGGGCAAAGCCAAGTGATGCTCGTGGACTGCGCTGCGCTCTTGGCATTGAAGCCTTCTATTCACCCCGGCCCGACAATTGTTGCGGGCAATGTCCGCGGGTTGTGAGGTAGTTCGGCGGCAGGGGATGTAACCCGACTGGCCGACCCCCACCTAGATGAGGACCGGGTAGTATCTTCTACGCGGTGTTATGGAGGACCCGAGCATGGGTACCGACAAGATGCCTGGCAACGGCCAGCAACCGAACAAACCTTCTGACCCACCCGACGACAAGCTGCGCAGTGATGAAGCTGGGAAGCCGCAGCACGGGAAGGACCAGGCTGCCCCCGGTCCCGAAGGAAAGAACCGTCCGGCCGCTGCCAACCGCCGCTGACTCTATCTTCCACCCTAATGGCATCCTCGCCGGGCGCCGAAACAAGGTCCGGACAAAGTTGTCGCTGGCTGGTATCCGGTGCCTGACTGGTGAGGGCGAAGCGGCGGGGGTAAAATCCCGCCGCTTCTGCATGGCCACCGCTCGATCCACACCGCAGCGGGGGTTCCATTCGGGAGCCGTGATGCCGCTGCGCCCTGTCGTCGCAGGCCGAGAAACCCCCTCATATAATCGGACGAGTCAGGACAAGATGGCGACGACGGCGCGGCGCCCGGGCGCGGGTTGGCAGCGCCGTCACCTCGCACGCGCCCCGTGCCGGTCCATGCAAAATAATCCACGGGAACGTCCATTTTCTTCTTACGGTAGTGCATCTAATGCACTATCTAGGATCTATCAGCAGGACGCTGACGCCGCGCCTCGGGACATATCAGGGGCAGAGACAAGACCATGGCTGCTATCCGCATGATCGCCGATACCGAGGTCGGCAAAGTCGAGGAAACCGTCGTTGGCCACGCGTTCATGGCCACGCTTTACGCCGCTGTGACCCTGGAAATCTCTGACGATGGTGCTGTCCAAGAGATCAGCCGCGATGCCCCGCGGAAAACGGCGAACCCCGCCCTTTACTTCCACCTGACCGAAACGCCGGCCGAGGCACCGACCGAAGCGCAGCGAGCCATTCTGGGCCGGCGCTGGATCAAGGGCAAGGCGTGCGAGATCATCCCCGCTAGCCTTGGGGCGGACGTTTGCCGGTGGGCTTTCGGCGGCATGACGCCGCAGGAGTTGTCTAACCGCTACGGGGACGGGGCCAAGGTCTACCTCGCCTGACACTGATCTGCGGCGCGAGCAATCGCCTGCGACGAGGCGCGCCGCAGCGATCTTTTCGAGATGGCCAACCCTTGGAGCAACTTATGATGAGCACGCGTGATCGGATCGAGCTGAGCGGCCCCTATGCCACGGCGCCGGAATGGCGCTGGCCGGGTGAACCTGAGAATGCGAAGTTGGCGAAGTATTCAGCGTGGTCCTACGGGGCTATGTCTGAGCGGATCGTCGCGACCACCCCGCATTGGGAGCCTGTCGCAAAAATCCATATGGGCGGCGTGCTGGTCCGCAACCGCGCAACCGGCAGGTTGATGGAGCACTGCGGCGACCGGTTGTGCGGGGTCAACGAGCGCAAGGCGCTCGCGGCCTTAAGCAAGCTCGCCCGGGCAGAAAGTGCATGAACTGCGCGCCGATCGATGACGCCCGCCCCTTTGCCGAGGTTCTGCGCGACTGGATGGCCCGAAACGCGCTGACCTATGACCAAGCCCACAAGCGCCTCGATCTTGCCCGCAGGTCGATCGCCAACGCCTTGGCAGGCCAACCGGTCCGGCAGGAGCGGGCGTTGCGCGCGCTTATGACGCTGGTGGACGAGGGGAGGGCTTGAGCTCGCCGACCGTATCGAGCTCCAGTTGCGGGCGGTAACGGGTTGGTCGCGGCCTCGGAGCACCGGGCTTCAGCCTGCCCTTCGCTTCGGCCCGCACAACGCCGCCGGCACGGAACACCACCGACATCCCCTCAAGGTCGATGTCGACGCGCTCGACATATTTGCGCAGCCGCTCTTGGGTTTCGCGCTTGGTGAGATCTGACAGATCATAGCCGGTCATCCTGTGCACGACCTCAAGGACCGCCCCTTCAAGGTCCCCAGCTCGGAAGCGCATATAAGGATCCGACCCCTTGCCATAGCCGCGGCGCGATTCTTGCTGGGCGATATAGTATCGATATGCATGCCCTTTGGACCAAAGGAATGTGTAGACCAGGATCCCGCCCGTCCGGTCGTACAACAAGCCCTTGAGGAGACCTGGCGAGATTCTGCTGCGGCCTGACCTGCGGCGTAGCGATGCATCCGCCAGGACCTCATTGGCTTTTTTCCAGAGCGCAGCGGAGACCAGGGGCGTGTGAATCCCTGGCATCGCCTGTTTCCGGTGAACGATCTTGCCTAGGTAAATCGGATGCCGAATCAGGTGCCGCACCATGCCGCCGGTAAACGGCTGGCCCTTTGCGCCCCTGACACCGCGCCGGTACATTTCATCGGCGACCCGCTCCGCTGATCGAAGAGCAATGTAGCGCTGAAACATCCAGCGCACGTGCGGCGCCTCGGTCTCGTGCGGGACCAGCTGGTTTGATCCCGGCAGCTTTGCATATCCGAACGGCCTTTGAGGAACCCACAGTCCACGTTCCCGGGCACCGGCGAACCAGTCCGTTAGTCGCTCGCTGGTGAGCTCCCGCTCGAATTGACCGAAGCTCAGCAGCACGTTCAGGGTCAGGCGCCCCATGGCCGTGGCGGTATCCAGAGCCTGGGTGACCGCCACGAAATTGACACCAACCTCTTCGAACTCGGCCACCAGGTTGCAAAAATCCTTCAACGACCGGGACAGGCGATCGATCTTGTAGACGACTACCGTATCCACTTTGCCGGCTTTGATATCGGCCCGCAGGCGCTTCAGCGACGGGCGCCGCAGCGTCCCGCCGGAAATGCCCTCATCATCGTAACGGTCCGGGAGCTCCTGCCAACCTTGCCCGCCTTGGCTGGCGATATACGCCGAGCAATAGGACCGCTGGTTCTCAAGTGACCCGAATTCAGTCCCAGCCCGCTCGTCGGCCGACTTGCGTGTGTAAATCGCGCAGCGCAAAGCGCCCCCCGTGAGGTGTCAAATTGTTCGAATTTTGACCCACGCCGGAACGGCGACGAGGCGTACATATCGCCGCGCGAGGCGACGTCAAGCAGTTACCACCGCCAGCGGACGGGCGCAGCTTCTGGCTACTGCCTGCTCGGCGAGCTGGCGATATCATTTCTTATAGCCCCTGCGCCGTTCAACAAAGGCGATGTCGCCCTCTGACCTGACGTTGACCAAAGAGCTACGAACCCAAATGCGCCTTCCATCCGACATGATGCGCTCATGTGCTCGCCTGATATGCGGGAGCGGGCTGGCATGATGCCCACCATTGGCCGCACTTTCAGTACTGTATTTTAATGCAGCAAGATACTCTTGAGCATTAACATCATAGTGCTGCGGAATCATTGGCTTGTGGGCGCGCTTGCGTTTTTCGTTAAGAATTGAGGGCGCGCGCTTTAGATCGATGTTGCAGCCGCGGGTGTTTAGCATTGCGATGGCTATCGGGTATGATTGAGTATGGTCGCGGATTTGGTCAGGTGTCATGCCGGGGATATAAACATTTGTGCCATCCGGGCCGTGCTCGTAGTAGACTTTGGATAGTCTACGCATTCGAGAACCGATCAGTAGGAACTCACTACAGGCAATCTGGCGAGCTGAATGAGGTTCGACTATTCCCAGGAAGCGTAATGGAACAACTTGCCCATCCTGTTCGAGTGTTGATAGTTCGAATGTGAAAGCCCATGGGTGCAAATCAAAAGGCTGTCCAACGTGATCTTTTAACCCTTGAACGATATCGAGAACGCGGCCATGAGTGGCTTCATTGTTTTCGATAAGCCCCAGCGAAAAAATTCGGCCTTCAGCAGATATCCCCCGCGGGATCATCTCTTGCTCAGCCATAAGAGAAATCTTGGTCAGAACCTGCTGAAGTTGCATCTGATGCTCGTTTCGGTTTACACAGCTCGACCCCAGCGGGGTCGAGACTGCATCTAGTTGCGGCCCGCCGAGGCGCCAACCACTAATCTACCTGTCCGCACCCCGCCCGCATCTGGTCCAGCACAAGCAGCCCGGCGCGCTGCGCCCGTGGGCCGCTGTCGGTCAGCAGCGCCGCGGCGGGGCTGCGGGTGCGACTGGCTACTGTGCGGGATTTCCGTCGGGGCGCGAATTATTTTAGCCGGGATGTATTTCAGGGGTTGCAATGCTTGCGCTGCGCTAGTATGACAATGGGGCTGAACTGGCGGCAGTGGTAACGTGATCTGCAGGCGTTACGACGTCACCGCCTCCAGCCCCAGCCGCCGCAGCTCCTCGGCCAGACGATCCCGCCCCAGTGCCGCGTCCAGCCGCTCCTGCAGTCGGGCGCGGATCATGTCCTCGATGGCGGCCTGCGTCGGTGCCAAGCGTCGGACCACCCCGGGCATCTTGTCCAACACCCCGCGCGCTGCGGCCGAGATAGCTGCATCGGTGACGGCGGCCGCAGGGTTGCGGCGGACAGCGGCAAACAGCAGCGTCGCCACGGTATCGACGGCATGATAGACCGCCTGCCGGTCCACCGCCTCGACGCGGCGGCGCAGGAAGCCGGGCAGGCCGGAGGCGATGACGCCCATCAGCGCCACCACGCCATAGGTCAGCAGGTCCACGATGATCGGCTGGATGATGTGTTGGATAGCGGACAGCATGTCGATCAACCTTTCAGGGATTCGAGGCACAGTTTCTGCTCGGCGGCGCGCCGGTTGGTCAGGCCGCGCACCACCTTGCCGCCGGCCTTGTCCCACCGCGGCAACTGGTTGCAGGCGCCGCGCCAGTCGCCGGCGTTGGCCAGCCTGGCCAGCGTCGAGCTGCAGGCGGCGGTGGGGCCGACGTTGTAGGTCCAGCTGGTCAGCGCGACCTGCACGCCTTGCGGCTGGTCGGGCAGGGCGGGGATGCAGCGCGCCAGAGGGGCGTGATAGTCGGCCAGCGCCGCGATCAGCATCTGCTGGCACTGCTGGCTGGTATAGCGGTCCCCGGGTTTGACGCCGCGCGTTTCGCCATAGCACACCGTCCACACCGGCGGGCTGGCGATGCGGTCCAGATACGCCTCGGTGCGCTCGCCCTCCCAGGGTCCGACGAAGGCTGCAGCCGCGGCCAGGACCGCCGCCGTGCCGGTGGTTGCTGCCGCCTTCTGCGGCGTCGCGAACAGGGATTTGATCCGCTCCCAGAGGGTCGCGAAGGGGTTTATCATGCTGATTTTCCCATGAAAAAAGCCCCGCGCGAGGCGGGGCGAATGTTAGACGGATGTTAGACGGGGGCTCAGCGGCGCCAGTATTTCCAGAGATCGATGGCCTGCTTGGGATCGTCCACCGCCAGCAACAGCCAGCGCATCACGCCCTCGGCGGTCAGCGTGACGATGGCAGCGGCGACGGGCACCGGGACGCCCAGGGTCTGCGCGGTCCAGTCCGTCATCGTCCAGGCGGCGGCGATGGCCACGGCGACAGTCGTTGCGACGCGCAGGGGGCCAAAGCGAGCTGTCGTCTTGACCTTGACGATTAGCGCCGCCGCGACCGCGAGCCAGAATTCGATGGGCTGCAGGTCGTTATTCATCAGCCCAGGTCCTCGCTGATCTGCACCAGCAGGTATCCGGCGTTCGGCCAGGTCTCGATCGCGCCGTCCGAATAGGTCACCTCGAATTCCGCGCGGTGCAGCCCGCTGCGATCAGTGTCGCCCGGCTGCCAGTCGTATTGCACCACCGCCGGTCTTGCCTCGATCACGTGCGCGGGCTGGCGGCCGAGGCCATCCATGACAAAGGCCACGCTGGCGCCGGACAGGTCGACGGTCTCGGGCAGCAGCGCATAGCGCAGGGCTGGGGCTGTATCGCCCCGCTTGATGTAAAATGTCGCCATGTCAGGGCCTCGTGATAGTGCCGGATCGGATGGATGGTGTCAGCACGCCGCCGCGCGCCGAGGGGCCGACGACACCGCCCTGCGGATCGCCAGGATAGGCGTAGCGCGAGGACTGCGACCACAGCCGCATGATGATGCGGGCCATGTCGGGCGCGTCCGCCGCGTCGAGCACGGCGCCGATGCGGACGGCGACCGACAGACGCGCGCTGTCCGGGGCGTCACCCGCGGCAAGCCGGGCGCTGATCGGCACCGCGGCACGGATCGCGGCGCGGTCGGGTGCATCCGATGCAGCCACGCGCGCCATGATCGCGGGCCAGCCGGTGCCGGCAATGATCCGGGCGAGGTCCGGCGCATCGGCAGCCGCCAGCGCACCCCGGATCGCCACCGCCACCACCACCGCCGCCCGGTCGGGGGCGTCCCGCGCGGCAAGCCGGGCACTGATCGCAGGCCAGCCGGTGCCGGCGCGGATTGCCGCGGTGTCGGGCGGGTCGGTGGCCGCCAGCGCGGCGCGGATCGGCACGGCAATCGACACGGCAGCGGTATCGGGCGCATCCGCGGCAGCAAGGCAGGCCATGATGGCCGGCCATCCGACGGTTGCACGGATCGCCGCGCTGTCCGGTGCATCTGCCGCTGCCACGGTGGCGGTAATCGTCGGCCAGCGGACCGAGGCGATGATGCGCGCGGTGTCGGGGGCGTCCGACGCGGCCAACGTCGCGGTGATCAGCGGCGCGCCCTGCGATTGCACCCATTCGACCAGTTGCGCCCGCTCGGCGGCTGAGGGGATGCGATCGTAGATCGCCATCCGGCGGATCGTGCCGGCGCCGCGCCAGGCCGGATTGGCGTCCTGGGGCTTGTAGCCGATAAACAGATGCGACGTGGCGACCGGGTTGTGATCTGGGATCGGGTCCATATACCAGCCGGGCGTCAGATAGCTGACCATGTTCGAGCCGGCGCTGGCCGCCCAGAACTCGCCGACGAAATCGGACGGTGGCGCTGGCAGTTCGACCATCATTCCGCGCCCGGGGGTCGTGGCAATGCCGATTCCGGTCCCCCAGTTTCGGAACGCGTGGAAGTGGCTGGCGGTATAGAGGTTGTCGGATGGGCTGCCGACATAGAATATCGTCGGCTCGTCCTCGCTGGGGGTCACCGCCTGCGAATAAGAGATGATCACATACAGCGGCCCCGCCGCCCGAGCCACCGGAATGGCGGGCACGGCGGGGCCGGACGTTGCGAACTCAATCGCGACATCCGTGGACCACAGCAACCCGGATGTGATCGGCGGCGGCATCGGATCAGCCGTCCGTCAGGGTGGCGCTGGAGATGATGATGTCCTGACCGGCGTTGATGCTGGTGTTTTGCAGCTCGACATCGGCGCCGCTGTCGGTCAGCCCCACGGTCAACCCGGTCGCCACGTCGGCATCGCTGCTGTTGCGGATGCGCGCGGCCGTCGCGGTGCCGGTGCCGGATGCGGCGGCGGTCGCATTGGCAAAGGCCAGCGTCCAGTCGCCATCGGCCACGGTGCCGCCGGTCGGGGACAGGGTATGGCTGGACAGCACGTTGCCGCCGGAATCGAGCAGCTGTAGCGCGCCGCCCGCGCAGGCGTCACGGGTGGCGGTCATGCGGGTGGTGCGCAGCGCGCTGGTGTAGATCACGGCCATGATGGGTCTCCATGTGGCAAAACCCGGCGCGGTGGCCGGGCGGGATAATGATGTGTCGGAAGGATCAGCTCTGCGCGTAGGTCAGGAAGAACGCGTCCAGCTCGGCGTCGGTCTTACCCTCGGCCAGCGCCAGCCCGATGACCAGCGGGTCGAGGCGCTGCGCCTCAATCAGGCGTTTTGCGCGGGCGCGGGCCGGGAATTGCTCGGCTTCGGGCAGGGTCGCGATCAGCGCCAGCACCGGAGCGGGCAGCGTGCCGTCCAGCCATGCGTCGCCCTCGGCCTCGGTGATCCAGCCCTCGGTCACCAGCCCGATCATCAACTGCGCAAAGGTCAGGGCCATGGCGGTGCGGTTCGGCTCCGGCGGGTCAGGTTCGGGCGGCGGTGCAAATCCTTCGCCGTCCCACAGCCAGCCCGGCCCGGCCTCGGCCGCCTCGGGCCAGTCGGCAGCCCAGTCCGGCACTGCCGCCGGGTCCGCCTCGATCACGTTGACGACGATGCCGCCGTCGATCTGCGCCAGTCTCATATCCAGATCCTCACCTCGCCGCGGGCACCCGCGCCGCTTCTTCCACCCCCACCGCCCGGCGCTGTTCCGGGTTGACCGCTGGTTCCGCCGTCGCCTCCAAAAAGACTGGTGCCTGCTGCATTTCCAGCCCCCGCAGCGCCTCCTCCGCCACCATATACCGCTTTCCCGCCACCACCGCCGCTGCCGCCACCGCCACCGCCACCGCCATAGATCGTTAAGGCATAGCCCCCTTCATTCCCGGTGCCGTTACCGCCTCCAATAGCGCCGCCGTCGCCGCCGCTAGCGCCGCCGGAGGTGCCAGAGGCCAATTCGCCCCCACCGCCACCGCCGCGAGAGGTGGAAGGGCCAGAGCCGCCGCCGCCAAACGCGCGGCCGAGACTCCCAAAAGTTGTCTGCCCGCCTACTCCGCCAGGGTTACCGCTCGCCCCGCCTGCCCCGATTGTGATCGGGACGTTGGACGGTAGATCGGTCGCCCGAAAATGGCAGCGCACGTATCCGCCACCACCGCCGCTGCCGCCACCGCCACCGCCACCGCCGCCACCCCACATCTCGACGGTGACATTGGCGTTGTCAGGCAGCCCCGCAGGTTTGGTCCACGTCCCCGATGCGGTAAACTGCCAGTAATACCGCGCCGAACCGCCCGAGCCAGCCCCGCCCGACAACACGCGAAACGCCCCGCCGACATATTCCAGCAGCGCCCGACCGCCGAAGACTGCCAAGCCCGGATCGGCAACAGCCCCGTCCGCGCTCAGCACCGGCACCGCCGCAGCCGACCCGACCTTGAGCGTCATCGGTCCGCTGTTCGCCGCTGCCCAGGTGATCCCGAATTTCATGCCGTCGCGCAGCCCACCCGGGGGGAGGCTGGGATCGACAGTCGCGGTCACGTTGTCGCCCGTCCCGCCGACAGACGACAGCGGCAGCGCCGACGCGTCATACAGCGTCGTGATGTGCCGGGCATACTGGTTGCCAAAGCCCTCGGGGGTCTCGGCGGTGTCCTGCCACGGCACATTGGTGGACGCGCCGTTAAATGTTGACCTGTCAGCCATGCAACATGCTCCAAATCTGCGGGGCCTCATCCACCGCGGTGATGCGGGCGGTCAGATCGTCGCCCGGCTCGATGTCCATGATCCGCACCCGCCGGTAGACGTGGCCCGATGCCCCGACGACGACCAGCGCGCCGGTGATGTCGCCCGGGGCTGGCGGGTCCAGGTCGATCCAGTCGCCGTCCTGCGTGGCGTCGTGGATGGCCACATTGCCGCCGGCACGGATTGCCAGCCCCATGCGCAGCCCCAGCAGGTCCAGCCGATCCTCGGCCGCGAGGTTGGGCACCTGGTCCATGTAGGGGCGCTGGCTGATGGTCAGCGGCGTGTCGGGCAGGATCGCGACGGTGTCGCCGTTGCCGTCCAGCTGCACCGCCGCGACCCGGGCGGACCCGGCCCATTCCGACAGCGCCTGATGCTGGATCCCGACCAGATCGCCCCGGCGGCTCAGCAGGTATTCGGCCGGGGCCGTCAGGTTGTAAAAGGTCGAGCGGTAGATCGCCTGCGCCTGGTCATAGAGCGCGCGCCGGTGCACCGCGTCGTAATCGACCAGCCCCGGGTAATCGACCTGCTCGACCCGGCCGTTGTCATTGGACAGGCCAGGGCGAAACACGCTGATCTGGCGCGGCTCATAGTCCCGGACCTGCTCGGCAAAATTGACCCGCAGCCCGTCCGGCATCCGCGCGAACCCCTTGGACCAGCCAAAGCCCTGACTGTTGCGGCCCGTGAACACCTGCACCGGCGCCTCGGCAGAGGTGTCCCGATCATAGACCACGCCCCACTGGTCGCTCATGTAGGGCTCGGCATAGCCGCAGGACGCGACCAGCCGCGCCACGTCATCGACCGAGCGATCCTCGATGATCGCATCGACGGTATAGCCCTCGGCCGCGCAATGCGCCCGCCACTCCAGCAGCCGGTCGTGCCAGATCAACCCGTCCGGCACCGGATCGACGTTGAGCATCCCGGTCCAGACGTCGACCAGATGCGGGGCCGGGTTGCTGGTGGTGGTCCAGTCGCGCCAGCCGGTGCCGTCCCAATCCCGCACCCAGCCCGAGGCCAGCACCGACAGTCGGTCTGCGGCGCGGTTGCGGGCGCGGATGGCGATCACCGCCAGGTCGCGCGAGGGCAGCGGGTGCTCGTCCCAGATCGACACCGAGCGCAGCAGATAGAGCGAGTCCACCACGTTGTCGCGGCTCATCACGATCTGGCCCGGCGTGCCGCGGCGGCCGAAGAAATCCCAGACGCTGCCGCCATACTGATAGCTGCCGGCGTTGTAATCCGAAGTTTTGAACGCCGCGCCGCGGACGATCTCGAACTCATAGCGCCCGGGCGGCCACTCGGCGCGGTCCAGCAGCAGGGTGGCGGTCCAGCGGTCCATCTGGACATGCTGCACCCCGGTGGTGCCGGTGTTGCCAGCATCGAGGTAATCCGGCCCGGACGTTCCGAAATACGGGTCCGCGGCCCAATCCTCCGCCGCAGGCAGCGCGGTCTGGCCGGGTGCAAACCGCCGCGCCTCGACCCACCCCGACCCCGATGCAGCCGCAGGCGCCCCCGAGGGATCGTCGGTCCAGGCAAATCGGATCGTCGCCCGGATCTGGCCCAGCTGGCGCTGCTGGAAATGCAGCTCGGGCAGGTTGCGCCAGCCAACATCCCCGACGCGGCGGGCGCGGATGCGCAGCGGCACCCGGATCGCCACGCCGCTTTCGCCGGTGGCCAGCTGCAAACCCTGCGGAAACGAGATTTGCAGCTGGTGTTCGTCCGGCGCCTCGCGCGTGGCGAACACTTGCGGCTGCGGCAGCGCGGTCAGGATGTCGCCCGCAGGGCTCTCGATGGTGCGGTTGTCGTCACCCACCACGTGAGCGCGCAGCTCGGAGTTGATCGCCTCGGTGCGGCCCTGTCGGGACAGCAGATAGACCGGGGCCTCGCCCAGCCAGCCCTCGCGGGTTTCGACCTCGACGTCTGCCATGGACGCCACCGGCGCGGGGCCGATGCGGATATCCTCGAGCTGGTGCGGCCCGGCCAGCACATAGGCGGCCTCGACGATCTCGTCCGGGCCCTGGAAATAGGTCAGCGGCTCCATCGCCATCGGCGGATAGACCTTGCGGGTGCCGATCACCCGCGGGATGGCGGCGTTGGGCTCCAGCACGTTGCCAGAGGCCGAGGCCGCGCCCCGGTCCTGCCGGCGCGGATCATCGTTGCCGCCCATCCACGTCGGCGGCTTGACCAGTGACGACAGCGCCAGAGACCCGACCAGCGATACGCCCGCGGCCAGCGCAACGGATGCGACGGTTGCCTGCCCGGCAGCAGCGGCGCCGGTCAGTCCCCCCAGCAGCTTGCCGCTGGCGATATTACCGGTGACCACCGTCAGCGCGATGGCCGCAATGGTGGCCAGCGGATTTTTCTTGCCGCCCCCGCCGCCCATGGGGGCCGCATGAAACGTGATCTCGGTCACAGCGCCCTTGGGTCGCACCGCGTGCCACAGCGCCCGGGGCACCGGATGGCCGTCGATGCAGATCACCCCCCGCTGGTCGAAATCCTCGGGCAGGCCCGGCATCCGCGCGCGCATCGCGGCCAGCGTCTCGCCAGCCGGAAGCCTGCGGACAACCGGCTGAAACGAGAATGGCTCACGATAGACGGCAAGAAGCATGGCGACGATACCCCAGGATGCGTCCCGCGACGCTGTAATGACTGACCGGCACCACGCCGCTGCCCATGCCCGCCTCGGCGTGCAGCATCAGCTGTGTGGTGACCATGATCCCGACATGCACCGTGGCGCGGCTGCCCCGGCCTGACCGCATCATCACCACGTCATAGGGCTGCGGCTCATCGACCGGCGCCCAGCCGTCCTCGATGCCGGACCCCGAGGCGATGGCGCGCGCGATGCGCAGCAGGTCCGCGGCCGATATCTCGCCGTAGCTGGGCAGCTCGATCCCCAGCCGCTCGCGGTAGATGAGGGTGCACAAGCCCCAACAGTCTACAGCGTGCAGGCCCCGTCCGCCGTCCACATAGGGCAGGCCGACATACCGGCCCCACCATGGCGCGGTCACCGGAACAGCGCCGGGCATCGCCCCTCCGTCGCACGCGTCGAGGGCCAGGGCTCCTGCGCATAATCCCGCAGCGACAGCGTGCCGGACAACTCCAGCATGTCGGCCTCGACATCGGTCAGCTCGAAATGCGCAAAGCTGTAGATCGGCGCCCGCACCGCCAGTTCGACCCGCGGCGACTGCGACAGGTCGAAATCCGCCGTTGAGCGCACCGCCAGCGACACCTGCGCCCGCACTGAGGATTCGCGGATCGCCTCGCCGATCAGCGGCGTGACGTTGGGCACCCGCATCTGCGTCACCGGCTCGCGGTCGCTGTCGGTCGGCGGGCGGATCTCGAAGGGCAGGCCGCGATAGAGATGCGTCTGCCCGTCCTCAGTCACCAGATAATCAAACGGGTCCGCCACCGCCCGGATCGGCTCCGTCAGGTTTGGGTGCCGGATGGTGACAAAGGCCAGCAGCGCGTGCGGGCTGGCCTCGGATTGCAAGTCCAGAGCGTCGGCCGGGGTGATGTGGCGCGGCATCAGGGCACCGGCACGGGTAGCGGCATCGACTGGATGCCAAACGATACCGAGATCCCGCGCACGTCCGCGCTGCGCATCGCCAGCACCTTGCTGACCTGATACGGTGGATCGCCCTTGACGATGCGCCACACGGTCGGCTCGCGCGTGATCGGGTGATCCATGACAAACGGCAGCGTGCCATAGGCCAGCGGGCCGCGGAACCACGACTGGAACGCCTGGAACATCGCCCGGTCCATTGGCACCATGGTGACCTGATACAACTCGGGCGCCCAGCTGGTGCGCGGGCGCTCGACGGGCGTCACGGCATCGTCCGTCTCGAATGACAGCCGATTGTCACGCAGACCGCCCTGCGGCGACATTTGCCTGACGCAGGACGGCACGCCGGAGGGCCAAGGGATGATTGTGGTCACCGGATGCGCCTTTGCGGCTTGGCGCCGTATCGGCCGCCCATCGTCTTGTCGTAGCGACCGCGGGCCAGGTCGTCGGCCACGATCATCCGCACGATCTCGCGTCCGTCGGGACCGCGCGTGGTCTCGGTCTCCACCGGCGGGGCACTGGCGCTGCGCTGGTCGATAATCTGGATGCTGGTTCCACCACCGCCCCCTCTTAGGGCCGCTTGTGCCTGCGGCACGCTCAGGATGCGGCCGCTAACAGCCGGGACAAATGGCTCCGGCCCACGCTCGCCCACCATGTAGGGCTGCCCAGCCATTACCGTGCCGCCACTGGCCCGCCCAGGCAGGAGCGGAATGATCCCGCCGCTGCCGAACGTCCCTGGGAAGGACCGCACCAGCTGCATCTGCAACGCCAGCATGGCCAGCTGCTTGGCGAGGTCCTTGAGCGCCTCTTTCGGATCGTCAAATACACCTTGGAACGCGTTCTGTAGCGACGATCGCACGCTGTCCGACACCGCCTGCAGGTGCTGCTGCTGCTGGGTCAGCTCGCCCAGCTTCTGCGCCTCCGCCTCGATCTTGCCCCGCAACTCATCGCTGACCGCGATGCCGCGCTTCTTGGCCTCGTCGAGCATTGCCCATTCGGCGCGCGCCTTGGCGACTTCGGCCGCGGACTTGCCGATCAGGGTAATCTCGCGCTCGAGGTTCAGTTTTTCGCGCTCGATGCTTTCGAACAGGCCGGGTTCGGTGCGGCTACCACGACCGCCGCCGCTGGATTTGCGGCCACCGCCGGCCGAACGCTTCGCGGCCTCCCGCTCGGTTTTTCGCGCTGCCTCCAGTCGAGCCAGATATGCGTCTTCCTCGGCCCACTGCTGTTCCAACTCCTGGATCTCCAGATCCTGCGCCCAGGACGGCATATAGCCGTCGGCCGTGGATGCCCGCTGGCGCAGCGCGGCCTTTTCAGCCTCCCGGCGCCTGGCCAGTTCCGCGGCCGCAGCGGTGCCGCCGGCATCGAGGATCGCTTCGCCGGCCGCATAGCCCGCTCGCGCGACCATGCCGCCCCCGATGCTGGACAGCACCGATGCGATCGAGGCGATTTCCGCGCGCACCGCGGCCATAGCTGCGGCCCAGCCGTCCGTGTCGGCAAGCGCATCCTGGATCGCCGCAATTATGCGGTCCATGTCGGCGACCTGCTCGGCGTTCCCCGCCCTCAACGCATCCGCACGGGCCGCCTCGGCGTCGGCCAGGTCCTGTACGAGCTGCTTTTGCTGACGCATCGCGCGGTCGTAGGTATCGTACAGTCGAGCAACCGCCTTTTCCTGCTCGGAGAGACCATCGGCCACCAAAGACTTGGAGGCCTCAATGACGGCGGCGATTTCAGATGCCATGCTTTCGATGGCAGCCTGTTGCGCCTTGGTGGTCGGCTCGATTTCCGCGAGGATCGAAAGCAGCGCCTCTCCGTCGGCCAATACGTCTGCAATGTTTCCACTGCGACCAATATTGCCAATGGCTACCGCGAGCCGTTCCGCTTGCTCCGCGGTGGCGCCGGCCGTTTCCCCGAGACGCTGGATTGCCTGCTCGACGAGCTTTTCCCGCGCGCTCTCATATCCGGGCATCACGTTGCCGGCCGGGTCGAGATATGCACCCATGTTCGGCAGGCTCAGCCGGTCCCGGAAATCACCGCCCAAGCGGCGAGCCGCGTCGAATGCAGCCTGTTCGGCACTGGCGCTGGTGATGATCGCCATCGCCTGTGCGGCACGGTGTACCTCGTCGGCCAGATCGCCATATTTGGCGCTGAGTTGCTCGACCGGCACGGCAGCGGCCTCGGCAGCACTCGCCGCAGCTGCCGTGGTCTTTTCCAGGTCGCTCAGCTCCTCTTCGAGCGTCCTGGCCTTTGCCGATGTGCCAAGCAGGGACGCTGCCAGCGGCACCAGCACGGCGGCAACCGTGCCCACAGCAACACCCCAAACCCCGAACGCACTGGCCAGCTGCGGAAATTGCTGGGCGAAAGCACGGCTGGCATCGGTCCCGCTGGCGACCTGGACCGCGAAGTCCTGGACCTGATAACCCACATTCTGGAACTGGTGGCCGGCGATGCGGCTGCCGGTTGCCGCCTGCTGCACCGCCCCCGAAACCCGGCCAAGCTCGACCTGCGCGCGTTTGACCTCGGCGGTGTATTTCGCCTGATCGATCGCTCCAAGCTCAAGGGCACGGTCGAGCCGCTTGACCGCTGCTTCGTACTTCTGCGCGGCGGTGTAGACAGGATCATAGGCGCGTTGCAGGCGGTCCAGCTCGCGCAGATGGGCGCGCAGGGCCTGGTTGTCCGCAACCGAACCGGACGCATCGCGGAACGCCTTTTCGGCGGCTTCTCCCATCTGCTTGTACTTCTGGAGTACTTTCTGGGTTTCAGCCGCCAGCTTCGCGTCTGAGAACCCGGCCTCGATGATCAGATCCGGTTCAGCCATCTGTAAACCCTTCGATGCCCAGCTCGCGAAGCTTTTCGATGCTCATTGGCTCCACCGGATCCTTGAGCCCCCAGTGCGCCCGTCCATGGCCCTCGATGGCAGCCATGAAATGCCACAGGCTCATCTCGCCGATCTCTTGCGGCGAGAACCCTGCCGCGGCTCCGATTCCGTAGAAGGTGCTGAACCGCCAGCGTCCTCGCTCTCGGCGCTCGGCGTTGTCTCGCCCGCCAGCGAGGGCTTTCCCACGGGGTCATCTGCCGGCCCGAAAAGCCCGGACATCAGCACCGACATTGCCGGCACCTTGAACGCGATCATCGGGTGCCGATCAAAGGAATCTCCGACGGCCTTCTTCGCCGCGCCCGCATCCATGCCGCCGCCGATCAGCCCCCAGCGAAGAACCTCGAACAGCTCGGTGGCAAGCCACTGACCGGAGCGAAGCTTCATCAGCAGCAATTCGGGGCCACAGTCGGTTGCCTTCTGCAGCCCTTCGAGCTGCGCGAGCGCCAGGCGGAAAGGATGCTCTCCGCCGGGCCACACGATCAGATCCGCGTTCATCAGGTGGCGTCCGTGAACTCGGGCGCTTCCTTGAAGCGGCCGTTCAGCGTCAGCGTCACCGCGGCGCGATCGACGTTGCCGATGTTGTCGATCGACAGCGACGGCAGGATCAGCGGTCCGTCGATATATTCGACCTCACCCGTCTGCGCCCCAACGATGTGCACCCGGATGGGCAGGACCACCTGATCCTTGGCAGCCCGCAGAATCTTGTCACGGTTGGCGGCCGCCAGTGTTGCGTTGATCCTGATCGACCACGACTGGGCGCCGTACTCTGCCACCTTTTGGGGCGGCAGGGTCCAGTCGTCACAATCGCCGACCGTTTCTTCCTGGACCTCGTTGTCCACGTTCAGTGACACGCTGGTCGCGCCGCAGAAATTGGTCCAGGTCGCGCCGACCCCGCCGGTCGCGGACCAATCGACCATGACGACGATATCGCCACGGTAATGACGTTCAGGCAGTGCCATCTTTTACCTCACTGGATTTTGCGCGACGCGCCGGCTTTGTTTGCTCGCGCGTCGCCGCGCCAGCCTGGACGGCGCGATCAATGATCCACGCCGGGAAGGTCTGGGGTCCGTCGGTGGGCTCGATGCGGACCGAGATGCCCCGTTTCGTATCGGTCGCATCGAAGCGCCGATGGAATGTCGCCTTAGCCATTGTCCCATGCCTCTCTGATGGCGCGCCGAACGCTCTCCCGGACCCGGCGCCGGAACTCGGCGCGCCTGGCCTTCCAAACGGGGAAAAAGAACGGCTGCGCGGGTCCGCCGGTCTTGGTGCCGAACTCGACAAACCGGGCGTAGAAAGCATCCTTGCTACCTGCGTAAATCCTGATCCGCAGGGTAGCGTACTGGTCGCCCTTGTTCTTGCCGCTGCGAATTTCGTCGATGACAAAGCTGCCGGCTGGCACGTCACCCCATGTCCATCCGATGCTGTCTCGCAGCGCTCCTGCAGACCGGCGCTTGTCTGGCGTCCGCAGCACCGGCGCGAGGCGCTTCATTTCGTCCACGATTTCCTGCGCGACTTCCTCCATGGCCCGGGCTGCAGCTTCTCGGGCAATATCGGGCACCTGGGCTAGACGCGCGCGCAGACGTGGGGATAATTGAGCCATCGCTGCCACCGGAAACGGAAGATATTGAAATGGAGCTTCGCCTTTTCCTTTTCGGTCTCGTGCTGCTGGCATGGCCTGTGTCAGCACAAGAGACCGCCGAGGAGCGTGACCGGATGCTGGAGTCTATTGCTCGGTCTGAGGCGCTAATGCACAAGATCTTGGAAAAGGGTGAGCCCTTCCGGCAGCAGGAGGAGGAGGTTCAGAGCCGCCTCACGACTGCTTGCAGCAACCTCTATCGCCGCGATGCGGATGCGACGATCGCCAATCCTCTGTGCTACGAGGTGTTTCTGAACCACGGGCTGCCGGACTAGGTTTCTACGACCGCCTCGACCTGCACCACCCCATGCACCACGCCCGGCTGCGGATCGTCCATAACCCGCACCAGCGCTACGCGGAGCGGATGCATGGTCAGTGCGTCCTGATCCGCCCAGTCGTCGAGGGCGGCGGCGACGGCATCGCTCACATCCTTCGCCACCCGCTTGTCGGGCCGGTTGCTGGCCCAGACATCCACCTGGACCGTTTCGCGCCGCGCGCGGATGCACTCTGCGCTGTCGTCGCTCCAGTAGGACGGCCCGATGCTGATATACGGCATCACCGCATCCTCGGCCGGGTTGTCATAGACCCGGCCATCCACCGCCGGCACCTCGGCCTTGAGCCGGGCGACGATGAGCCGCTGCAGATCGCTGCTGGTGCCCACGATCAGCCCTCCACCAGCATTTCGAGGTAGGCGCCCCGCTCGATCGGGCGGGGATCCTCGCGCAGCTCGTACACCTTGCGGATGCCGGTGCGGTCGCGCAGTTCGACCTGCCACTCGCTGGTGATGCGGCGCGCCTGCGTGCTATTGCGGATCGTCAATATCACCGGGTTGCGGCTGGCCAGCCGGGCCTGCATGACGGCCTCGCCGCCCCGCAAATGCTTGACGGCAGCCCAAACCACGAACTGGGTAACCCATTGGTCCAGCGTGCCGCCCATGTCGGTTTCGACGTGCTCGCGCCGCGAAAACGTCGCACGGCTGTCCAGGTTACCCGTCTGCATCGCGGGTCGCCTCCCAGAAGAAAACGCGGTGCCCGGCGAGCAACGCGCGGACCGTCGTGGGCGGCACCGCATCCTCGGCGCCGCCGCCCTCGCCTCCGCGGGCGGCGAACATCCGGTCCGCCAGCATCTTGATGGCGACCTTGATCCGCTCGTCCGCGACGATCTGCGAGGGATGGTAGTCTTCCGCGCCGGGCGAGGGCAGATGGTCCTCGCTGGCGTAGAGCGGCCGGCCGATCCAGTCGCGCACCTGCCCCTCGGCTGCCAGGCTGATGGATCTGATCACTGCATCCTCGTCGTCGCCGTCAATGTGAAGATGCTGGCGCAACTCCTCCGGCGGGACGATCATTTCGCGGCCTTCTCCGACTTGGCAGCGGCAGCCTTTCCCTTGGCCTCCGCTTCCGCCTGGGCCTTGGCCTCAAGCTCGGCCATGGCGATACGCTCGGGGTCCGCGCCACCCGCGGCGCCACCAGGCAGCGGCACAAAACCGGCGCCCAGCCCGGGGATCGCCGTCGCCAGTGTCGCCTGCTGCGCTGCCTGTGCGGCCTCGATGTCGGCCTCCGAGGCGCGGACGAACCTGCCGGTCTTGACCAGTTTTTCGGCCATGGTCTCGTCGACGTCCACGATGCCGCCCGCGGTGACGCGGCCATAGGTGCCGACAGCGCCACGAAGCGATTTGAGCTTTGCCATATCCGGAATCCTTCTGAGCGATGGGGATGCACTGGCGCGACGGCCGCGCCAGTGCTGGGGGCAGGATCAGGATCAGCCGCCAGGCGCAGTGTAGTAGCACAGCGCCAGGGGCCGCTTGACCGCGACGACGCCGCGTTTTTCACCGCGGACCGTCAACATGTTCTTGTCGAAGTTGTCGCGGTTTTCCGACGACAGCAGGATCTCGATGCCCTGCCGCTCGTAATAGGTCGCCGCCAGCTTGAAGGCCCCGGTCAGGAAATCCCCTTCCGGCATGTCCTCGGTGTCGACCACCCTGCGGCCCCACAAACGGGGGGTCGGGGTCTCCATGAACGGGTTGCCGAAGATATACCGACCGGTGGTATCCTTCAGCATTTCAGCCGCGGCCCAGTCCCAGATATTGAGGACATGCGCATCGACGACATAGCCCGCTGCGGTAACCTGCAGCATGGCCAGCCGCATCCGGTCCAGGATGGTGGCGCCCGCGGGCTCACGCGCGGTCTGCGCATAGGCCGTGGCGTTCGTGATCAGCCCCGAGAAATTCTCGCCGGTGCCGTCACCGGCGAGGATCTGCGCATTTTCGACCTTGTTGACTTCGTAGGTCAGGGTGGTGTCGATGTCGCTGCGCAGCGCCGGGATGTCATCCAGCATGTGCTTGTGGATTTCCATCCGGCCCGCGATCGTCTTGACCGAGGCCTCGACAGCATCCCAGACCTTGTCGATCAGCGGCTTCACGGTCACGCCGTCATCCGGCACGATGCCAGCAGCGCCCGACCGCGAAACCTCGCGGAAATACTTGATCAGCGGCTGGCCGGTTTCGCCGACGGTGATCAGATCCTTGATCACCAGCTTCTTGTCGGGCTCGGCGACGATCTCGGATTCGCGGCGCTCGGGCAGCAGCGCGCCCCCCGACCCCGGCGCGGACGTGATCGCATTGAACACGCCCAGGCTGTGGTTGCCGTTGACGCCGGATTTCGCAAGCGCCTGGATCGCCTCGGTCGCCTCATCGACCACCAGCTGGCCCAGGGACTTTGCGCCACCCGCGCCGCCCCGGCGGCCGCTGGCAAACCGCTGCTCGAGCTCGCGCGCCGAGGCCTGCATCTCGTCGATGCGGGTCTTCAGCTCGCCCTGCTCGGCCAGCGCCTTGTCCACCGCGGCCTTGGTCTCGTCGGTCAGCCCGCCGAGACGCTTGTTCTCGGCCAGGACGTTCTGCACGCCCTCGTTCAGCTTGGCGGTGACCTTCTCGAAGTTGTCCTTCAGGTCGCCAAGCGCCATTTCCATGTCAAAGGCCATGTCCAGTCTCCATCTTGGCCAGTGTGGTTTCGACCGACCCCATCAGGGCGGCCATGCTCTTGGCAGCGCTCGGCATGCCGTCATCAGCAGCGCTCGGCGTGCTGGTCAGATCCTTGATCAGGCTGCGGCGCTCGCTGCGGGCCATCCCGCCCCGAGCCAGTGCAGCATCCACCTTCGCCAGGTTCTTCAGGCGCGGCGCTTCGGCCCGCGCCTGCGGGTCTGCCTCGACCTGATCGGCGGTTAGCAGCTGGTCAGCAAATTTCCGCTCCACCGCGGCGCGTCCGGAAACCCAGGTCTCGCGGTCCATCATCTGCCCGATCTCGGCGGCGTCGATCCCTGTGCGCACCGCGTAGAGATCGGCCAGGACCTCGTCAAAAGCGCCAAGCTGGCCTGCGACGGTCGTCAGATCGTGACGGTCCCCGACCGCGAACACCCAGGTGTTGTGGATCATCAAGAACCCGGCCCGGGCGATCTCGATCCTGTCGCCGCCCATAGCGATGACCGAGGCCGCCGAGGCCGCCAGCCCGACGATCCGCACCGTCACGTCGCCGGCGTGACCCCGCAGCAGGTTGTAGATCGCCAGCCCCTCGAAGACATCGCCGCCGGGGCTGTTGATGTTGACCACCACCTCGCGCTCGCCGGAATTGCGCAGTAGCGCCCCGACCTTGCGCGCGGTAATGCCATAGCCGTCCCAGGTGTCGCCGATCACGTCCATCACGTCGATCACCAGCGGAGCGTCATCGGACGAGGCCTCCGCGCGGGCGCGCAGCTCGGGGTGCCAGCGGTCGATGGCCTTGGGCGGCGCGCAGTCGGCGCGTACGTCGTCGGGCCGCACACCGAAATGCGCGACCGGCATGTGGTTCTTGGCCATGTCAGCCCATCCTTTCGTTCAGCAGGTCGATGGGCGACATGGCCGTCTGCACCATCAGATCGTCCGCCACGCCGCCGCGGCGCTCGAGGTTCAGCTTGTCGCGGGCCTCGTCGCGCGACATGATCCCGTTCGTGGTCATCGCCCGCAGGAATTCGGACTTGGCCTTGCTGTCCATCTGCAGCAAGCCCTCGCGGTTGAATTCCGCATACACCTCGCGCTGCTCGCGCAGCGGGATCAGCTGCTTGCGGATGCGCTGCTCGATCTTGTGCAGGACCGGGTTGATGCCGAGCTGCATCCACGACAGGAATATCTGCTCGACCCCGGTCCCCCACATAGTCTGCCCCTCGGCCGAATGGCCGATCACGATGGGCGGCACCCCGAACCAGCGGCAGACCTCCTCGATCGAAAATCGCCGGGTCTCCAACATCTGCGCGTCATCCGGGTTCAGCGACAGCTGCTGGAACTCCATTCCGGCTTCCAGCACCATGATTTTGCCGGCGCGGCTCGAGCCGCTGTAGCTCTCCAGCAGCTTCTGGATCTCCGGGCGCTGGCGTTCGTTGACGCGCTGGTTCGTCTTCAGGATGCCGGATGCCTGCATGCCTGCCCCGAACATGCTGCCGGACGCCTCGTCCGCTGCCATCGCGGCACCGATTGACTGCGTGCCCCAGCGGATGGGCGACATCCCCTCGTCACCCCCGAAGCCCCAGCCGCGCAGGTGCAGGACCTGCTTTTGCTTGAGCACCCGCGGCCGGCTCATGCCAGGCTCGCGGACTTCATACATCAATTCCCGGGTGACCGGGTTGCGGATCGGTTTCACAAGGACCGACGGCAACGGCAGCAGGGCGACCGGGCGGCCGTTGATCTCGTCGATCTCGGCATAGGCATTGCCCGTGGCCAGCAGCCACGACAGCATCCCCTCCCAGAACTCAACCGGGGTCTGGTCGGCATTCGGCGACAGGCCGATCAGATCATCGACCGGACCCGATATCTTCTTCCGCCCGGTCGAGGTCTTGCGATAGACGTCCAGGGGCAGCGCGGCCATCACCTGGGCGCTGCGCGCAATGCAGGCCCAGACCGCCGACACGGTCAGCGCCGACGACAGCGTTACCGTCTTGCCGCTGGCGTTGGTGGCAACGTAATAGCCCAGGTCGCCGCCGGCCAGCGTCAGCCGCTGTTCCTTGGTCAGGTCGCTGACCGCCGCCAACGGGCGACCGAAGCGATCCAGCACGGCCAGGGGCTTGTCCATCACACCACCATGATCGGGCTGGACAGGAAATCGTCGATCGACGCCGGGGCTTCCGGATTTCCGAACATGAGCATCGCGGCGTTGAAGGTCGCCATCAGGGCGTCGATCTTCGCGCTTCCGGCCACCTGCTTGGTCACGATGTAGTTGCTCCCCTTGAGTTCGGTTTTGGCGTTGCCGACGTTCCACGCCATCATTTCGCTGGCGCCGTGTATCAACTTGCGATCCTTCAGCCGCCGCGGCAGCGTCAGCACCGCCTGCTGCAGCTTCCAGCCTTGGCCGACGCTGACCCAGCGGTCTTCGCCAATGCCCACGGCGTCCAACTCGTCCAGCAGTTCCGCGATCCCAGCGGCATCCAGGCCGATGGCCGGGCTGTCGATCGGCAGCAGCCCGGCCTCTTCCAACTGCAGGATCACCTCAACAGCTCCGCGCACATCATCTCCAACCGCCTCGCAGATGGTCAGATCGCCGTCGCGCTCGAAATCATGCAGCCTGGGCGCGATCTCCTTGCGATAGGCCAGTACGTCCGGGAACGCCCAAGCGTGGGCCCAGTGCAGCCAGTTGCGCGTGCCGGTTTCGCGCCCGATCACCGACATCGCGAACAGGTCATCCAGCCCGCCGCCATCGATGCCGACCGCGCAGACCTTGGACCGCGCCATCAGCTCCTTCAGCGTCAGGGCCTTGTCCCCGCAAGGTTCCCAGTGCAGCGCCCCCGGCCAGCGGTCGGCGCGCAGCCCCATGCCGATCTGGACGTTGAAGTGCTGGCTGGCCAGCAGGATCAACGCCTCGATGCCGTCCGCCTCGGCCGCCACCAGCTCGTCAGCCAGGAATTCCGGCTGGACCGAGGCGCCCAGGGCCGGGTTGACCAGCGGCCAGGTCTTGGGGTCTTTCCATCCCCCGTCCTTCGACTCCGACAGCGGCAGTTCATACAGCACCGGCAGCAGGGGCAGGGCGATGGCGCCATCCCGAACCGCCCGCGCTTTCTCCAGCTCCGACCGGAACACGCCGGCAGGCGGCTTCTTCGATTGGGTGGTGATCGTCAGCAAGAAACCGTCCGGCCGCGCCGCCAGCCCGCCCTTGATCTCGCGCATCACCGCCGCGGCCCGCGACATCTCCGCGAACTCGTGCAGCTCGTCGATCAGCACATAGGCGGCCTTGGTGCCCGTCACCACCTTGGGGTCGGCCGACTTGATCATCAGGATGGCGCCCGTGATCCGGTGCGTGATCGTCTTCAGGTGCGGCTGCAGGTGCAGCAGTTTGCCCAGCTCTTCGTCCAGTGCGATGATCCCAAGGGCCTGATCGTAGCTGATGGCTGCGACCGCGATTGTCGGGGCGATCAGCAGCAGCTCGCAGAGCGGACGCTCGTTGAGGATCAGCGCCGTGACCATGATCGCCGCAGCGATCGAGGATTTCCCGTTCTTCTTCGGCACCAGTAAGAAGAACTCCCGGATCATCCGGCGCTTGGTGTCCGGATCGTAGCTGCCGAAGACGGCGCGCACGAACTCGAACACCCAGTCCCCGCAAACCTCGCCATAGGTCGGGGTGCCGATGATGTCCGGCACCCGTAGCCGTTTGAAGATGCGCAGCGCCTTTTCGGCCACCGCGTCGTAGAGCGGCAGATCGGGCACAAGGGACCGCTGCCCCATAATCCGATCCTCCCAATCCGGCACGGCCGTGGACCAGGCATCGGGACGGTTCGGAGCGGTCATGTCAGTTCGGGCGCCCGAAGCCCGGTGTCAGGTCCTCGCCCCACAACGACCCCTCGCCCCCCGCAGTTTCCGCCGCGAGTTGCGCCGCTTCTTTCTTCCCGAGCGGCTTGGCGGCCTTGGTCTGCTCTTGGCCGCGCCGCTGCGCATCATCGAATCGCTGGCCGGCCAGGACGCTGTCATTGCGTTCCAGCATCCGCCCCAATTCCTTGATCGCGCCGACATTGCCCTTGTTGGCCTCGGCCATGATCAGCTCGAAACGCCGCAACTCCATCTGGTCGCGCGCCATGGTCCGCTCGGCCAGCTCGGCTCTAAAATACCGCTTCAGGGTCGCCGGCGAACAAGCAATCGCATTGGCGATGCGGTCATTTGACCAGCCGAGCGCCAAGCCGAGCCTGATTTTATTGGACTTTTCCGGCGTCACCTCGAACGGCGGGCGGCCGCGCTTGCCGTGACCGTCCCGAACCGGGTTCCCGAACAGGTCGAAATTCACGCTCACCAGAAAAAAATCTCCGCTTGAGGGGGGCGCGGGTCCCGGCCCGGCAGGCCCCCAGACTTTGACCCACCCCCCCTTTCGGCACTTCGGGCAGGGGCGGCCGTCGATTGGCGCGCAGGCCGCACGCTACGGCTGGCCGCGGCGCTCCTCGCGCTGCTTGGCGCCATCGTGGCAGGGCTTGCACAGGCATTGCAGGTTCGCGCGGTCGTAGAACAGATCGCGGTCCCCGCGATGCGGGGTGATGTGGTCGGCCACCAGATCGGGGCCGGTGCCGATGTGGCCGCAGCGGCGGCAGGTGAACAGCGCGTCGACCAGCACGGACCAGCGAAGCTGGCGCCATTCGGCCGTCTTATACCAGCCGCGCCAGCGGTCGACCCGGTCGCGCATCCGCGGTGCCGCCTCGCGCGCACCGCCGCGCAGCACCAGCTGATGCCCTCGCGGTGCGAGCTGCCGAAGTCGAGCCATGCTGTCCCTTGGGTTGCGCAGCCGAGACAGGCCGCAACGAGAAGCGCCCGCAAGGGGATGATCCCTGCGGGCGCAATTCCAGATATTAATGATTCCCTTGCCATGGGCGGGTATAAGGGTCAAGAAGTTTTTTTGCCCCGATAACCGATCATGCGGTCCAGCGCCCCGCTCAGCGCCTCTGTGAGGGCAGCGCGATGGCGACCATCTACCTGCCATCCATGCCCCCGCAGCACCTCGGACAGGGTGCGGTCGCCCAGGCAGACCATGTCCACCAGCGCGCGGTCGAGGATGGCGCGCCGGGCCGGGCCGCCGCGGGTTGAGGGGCGGATGCGGCGGACAGCCAGCGATGCGCCACCACCGATCCGGCGGCGGATCGCCTCGATCTCGCGGCCCTCGGCCAGATAGGCGTCCATGAAGTCCCGGCCGGTCCCGTCCCCGGTGGCGCGGTCGAGGTCGCTGCAGCGGATGCCGCCCGCGTCATGGCGCTCGACCAGGTCGCGGTAGCGCCGGGCAACCGCGATCTGCCCGGGGGTCAACGGGGCAGGGCGGCGCCCGCGCCTGGCGGCCAGCACCATCCGGTCGAACACGTCCATCTGGCGGACGCTGGCGCGGTGACCGTAGCCGGTGGCTGCCGGGACCCACTTCTGTTCGCCGCGGGCGTCGGTGCCGCTCGGCGCCATCGCGATGTGCGGGACCAGCACGCAGCGGCCGCGGGCCGGCGCCGGTACGATGTCCGGGCCGCACTCGGTCGGCGGCGTGGCTGCAGCGATGATCGCGGCCAGCCGCTGGCGCTCAGCATCCAGATCACGGCCCGCTTGGCCCGGCTTCCCGGGGGTTGGCTTCAAGATATTGCGCTCCGCTTTCACTGTCATACCACCTGTTGTTTTTCGTTGTTCATGGAAAGGGAGAATAGGGAGGATTGAAGATGGACAGGGAGGATTGAGGGAAGATCACAAGCCGCATATTCGGCAATGAAACCAACAGGGTGGACGGGGCAGGGAGTGCAGGGAGGCAAAAGCCACGCTACGCATAAGAGCAATCGCCATCCCGGACCCTTGGATTATACGCGCGCGTGTGAAGGGGTGAAATCGCCTCCCTGCACTCCCTGAACCCCCGAACCCCTTGAGAAGGCGCAGAAAAGCCGGGGATGCTCGACAGTCCCCAGCCTCCCCGAGGGACGCAGATGTTCCCTGCTGGCGTGACCAAAAGGGGGTGCGGGGGTCAGAAATCATCGCTGAAATCCCGCACATGCGAGCGGTCAGCGACGTCCTGGTCGTCCGAAGACCTGCCCGCAAGCGGGCGCCCGTGGTTGTCGCGAGGTGCAGACCTAAAGCGCGGCCCGAACACGTCGTTGAAGCGGATGCCGTCATAGCGCATGACGCCGTTGGACTTGCGCGGGGTGAATTTCTTGCCCGTACTGGGGCTGACCCATCGTCGCATCTTGTCTTTCAGCTGGCGCTGGATCGTGCCCGGCTGCCAGACGGCGCCGCCCTGCTCGTCCTGCCAGAACTGGAACGCCTGGACGAGGTCGCGGACGAACTCGCTGTCTTCGGGCTGGCCGCTGACCACACACGCATTTTCCAGGAAATGCCCGAGCGGGTCGCTTTCCTCGCGATACTCCTGGGTGGCCGTGGCGACCGCCTCGGGCTCGCGCAGGCCGCCATCGAGATAGGACAGCAGCCCCTCGATCAGCCAGTTGAGGATCCCCGACCGCTCCTCGAACAGCTTGGCGCCCAGATCGGGGTCGCGCTCGGCCGGGGGAATCGTCACATCGAACGGCACCAGCAGAAACCTTCGCCAGATGCCGTCATCGCGGCCCCTGATCTCGGGCTTGTGGTTGCCGCTGATCGTCAACTTGAATACCGGCAGCACGGTGATGAACTCGCCGTAGTTGGGGCGGACGTTGATCGGCTCGCCCCCTGTCAGCTCCTTGATCAGGGCCTCGCGAAACCGCTCGCCCTCCTCGGGCTCGGCCGCGCGCACCGACCTGGCCCCCATCAGCGGAATCAGGTCCGGGGTAGCCGCCGCGCCGTCGCGCTTGCCCTGACCGGTCAAGGTCTCGATCTTGGCTGTGGCGGAATAGTCGCCGAGGATCTTGGCGAGCACGTCGACCAGCACCGACTTACCGTTGGCGCCCATCCCGTGCAGGAACACCAGCTTTTGCTCGCCGGTCAGCGCGGTCATCGACAGGCCGAACCAGCGCTGGATGAATTCGCGGATCTCCTGATCCGGAAGCACACGCCGAAGGAACGCGTCGAATCGTGGCGCGGTGGCCGCGGGGTCATAGACCACGGGCATCTGCTTGGTGATCAGCTGGGCTCGATCGTGCGGCACCAGCTGGAGGGAGGCGCCGGCACCGATATAGCCGGCTGCGGGATCGTCGCGATCCACCGCAAAGCGCAGCACCCCGTTGAGGCAGGCCACATCGAGCGGCGCGGCATCCAGCTGGTCATGTGCGCGGGCGATGCGAGGCGAGGCCTCTTTCAGCATTGCGTCGATCCGCCCGCTGTTGCCGCTGGTTTTCGCCCAGCCGTGATGATCCTTGCGGACGCTGTTCATCAACTTTTCGATCCCGGCCAGGCGGGCCAGCTGCCCGTCCAGTCGCGCCAGCTCGTCCCGGGCAGCATCCGCATCGGCGCCGCCGCCCTCGGCCGCCCGCTCGAGTTCCCGCGCGCGGCGTTTCAAGGCCTGGCCTTCGGTCAGGACCTTCATCTGCCATTCTTCGAGCGCCAGATGCGGGATCTCCTGTTCGATCTTTTCGCCCAGGTCCTGCGCCAGCTTTCGGACCTCGATTTCGTCTGGGTCCCGGCGCCAGACCGAGCCGGTCCAGACATAAAATCCCATGCGTGGGACCTGCATCACGTCCTGGCCGTGGTGGCGCACGAATCGGCGACCGTTGCCGTAGTCGTTGAGCTGATAGCCAGCGCAGTCCCGGAACGGGTCATCCCCTGAATCGGGGGCCGCGGGGGGCGCATCGCCGCCAGGATAATCGTCGTCATAGCTGTCCAGCGGCGGCAGATCGGCCGGGGGCGGAGCGTCGGCGTCGGCATCCGTGGTCAGGCCCTCGGGCAGCTCGACGGGCTCGGGCTGGGCGATGATCTCTCGTGCCCGTTCGGCCGGGGTTTGCTCGGTCATGGCGCGGAGACCACGCGCAAAGTCGCGGCCTCGATCTCGCCGCCGCAGGCAAAATACCCGCAACCATCGATCCATGAATCCATGTGGTCAGGCGCGGCCGAGGCGCGCACCGCCTTGAACACCGCGAATTTCAGCGCCACGTCGCGGCCGTCATGCGCCCGGTCGCCTCGCGCCATGTCCAGCGCGTCCCAGGCCAGCGAGATCGCCGCAAACAGCGCCGCGGGCTCGCCATAGGTGTTGTTGCGGTCGCGGGTGACGATGCGCTTGGCCTCGTCCAGGATTTCAGATCGGGACTGCAAATTAATCACCCCTCAATACATCGTTCAGATCGCGCCCCGGTCCCGGGAATACGATCGAGCCTTGCAGGCCGGGACGCCGCGCCATGGCCCTGCGCAGCCCGGATTCGAGCATGGCGCGCGTCAGGCGCGGGTCGCTGTCGCCGTCCTGGATAAAGATCAGCCGTGCGATCTGGGGCGGGGGCACGAAGGCCTCGGCATCATCCAGATCAGGCAGGCCGGCATATTTCAGGCCGGGGCCAAGCTTGCGGCGGCCGGCCATGTTGCCCAGGTCCACGCCGGCCCAGAAAGCGGCGCCGGGGTGGACGCTCTCGCCGGCCAGCCCGGACAGCGTCGTCTCGATGCCCTCGCCCATGATTATGGTGGTGGCGCCGGCCGGGCTGCGCAGGCGGATCGCGCCGCCCTTTTTCGACCCCAGCACCTTCTTGGCGGGCAGATCGCTGCGCCGCCCCAGCGGATCGACGATCACCGCCTTGCCCGAGGGCTGATCCAGATCCAGCCAGGTGCGATGCACGGCGGTCAGGCGGCGGTCAGGGGCCTGCACCGCTGCGATCATCGCCGGGCCGCGGTGGATCACCCGCCATTTGCCGCGCTGATCCTCGTCCGGGACGGTATAGGGGCAATCGGCCATGTAGCGCAGACATCCGGGCATGACCGGCAGCAGCTGCGGTGTAATCGCTCGCAGGGTAAGGTAGTCGCGCACCGGCGTGCCCTCGGCCGAGACTGACCGGGACCAGATGTCGCGCGCGGCGGCGATAGCCTGCTCGCGCTGACGTGCCTCGGCCTCGGCGCGACGGCGGCGGTTTCGCTCGGCGCGCTGCTCGATCTCGCGCCGCTGCGCCGGGGTAAGTTCCTCGCGCGGCCCCACCAGCCATTCCAGGGCTTGGGGAAAGCTCATGTCCAGAACAAACCGGACGAGTGATACCTGGTCGCCGCGGCTGTTGGCGCCGCAATCCTTTCGGCACTGAAACACCCCCGAGGTCAGGTTGAGCCCAAACCGATCCTTACCGCCGCAGCGGGGACATGGGCCGACCAGCTCGCCGCCGGCCCGCTGCAGCCCTGCGATGCCCAGCCGGTCAGCGACCTCGGCGATCGGGATCGCATGTGCCTGCTGCAGGCGGATATCGTCTGCGGCGGACACAGGATCAGCCCTCGACCTCGGCCGCCCGCTGCGCAACCGCGGCGCGCAACTCGTCCCAGCCCTTTTCGGTGACGATGCCGCCGGCGTGCTTGACGCCGCATTTCAGGATCTCGCGCCACCGCGCCTTGGCGGTGGCCTCGTCGCAGCCCAGCTCGGCGGCGATATCGGCAAATCCGACCCCGAGATAGCGCTGGCGCACCAGCAGCTCGTCATCGGCCGGCTCGAAATTGTCATCCAGCTCGGCCAAGCAGTCCACCAGATGGGCCACACCGTCCGGGACCGCGGGCGCGGCCGCCGTTTGTGGGGGCTTGGCCTTGCGGGGCTTCACCCGCCGGCGCTTTGCGGTCTCAGTTGATGCAGCGACCGCGCTGCCCTTGACTGCGGGGGTCGCGCGCGGATCCGTCCTTGCCAGCCGGTGCCGCCGGACATCCACCGCACGGACCGTGCGCCCGACCGCTTCGGCGATCTCGCCCAACCGCGCGCCTGACTGATACATCGCCAGCAGGGTCTCGTCCTCGGCCTCGGTCCAGGGCCGTGCCCGCTGCGGGATATTGGCGCGCGGATCGGTCGGCAACAGCCGCTGCCGGCGCGTATTCACGCCGATCTCGGTGCGGCCCAGGGCTTCGGCGATATCCCCCAGCTTCGCGCCGCTGGCGAACATAGATAGCAGGGTTTCATCTTCCGCTGGCGTCCATGGGCGCGCCGCTGCGGGCTCCTGGGCTTCTGCCCTCAGTGCAGGTGCGGGCTCCGTCTCGGCAGGCTCCGGGGGCTCAGGCGCGTCATCCTCGATGACCTCGAAATCCCCGATTACGCGCGCGGCGAAACAATCGCCACCGATCAGGTCGCAGCCCGCCTTGACCTCAGCCAGCTCAACCGCCCATTGCGCGACCTCGGCCACCATCCGGGGCGGGGTCGCCTCGGGCAGCAGCCCGGCCAGTTGGTGCAGATCGCCCAGGCGGATCGTCAAATCGGTCATCTCGAGCCCTCGTTGATATGCTCCCACGCGGCGGCCAGGCGCAGCCGGTGCCAGGCGTGGCAGGCGTGACGGATGTTGGGATACAGGCAGGCAATATCGCCGCGGACGCTCAGCATCTGCTCGGACAATGCCACCATCGGCGCCAAGGCCGGATTGCCGCGGCTGACCCCGGGCAGCACGTCGCGCAGGATGGACAACACCATGTCGATGTGCCCCTCGCGCTCGTCCCACGGGGCGCTGATCAGATAATGCAGCGCGTGGATCAGCGCATGATCATGCACGGTCAGCTTCATGGGGCGGGGTCCGTCATCAATGTCCAGTCTTTTTGTCGCTGCGGGACCGCCCCGAGGGAGGATCTGGGGTTGCCACCGGCGGCCCCGCAGCTGCCCGGCCCGGTTCGGCCGGGCGCGGGATCTCCTAAAATGCGCGGCGGGACGGCAGAGCCCCGCCGCGCCAGTCAGCCGGGGGCGGGCAGGCAGTCACCCGCATCCGGCGTAATTTGCCCCGCTGCCATGGGGCAGCTCTCGGCCGGGCCAGCCGCAGGTTCCACAGTCCCGGTTCGTGCCCGCCTCGGAGCGGCCGGAACCGTGGCGGGGTTTCGGCCAGGGACTGCGCCCCCACCGTCTCCTCCGCCCCGAGGACCCTGATCACCCGCCTAGGCGGGATCGCGACAATCACTCCTCCCCCATGATCCGGGCGAAATCCGGCAGGGTCAGCCAGGCCTGTGTCACCACGTCGCCGTAAGGGCGGTTGCAGCCCTCGATCCAGTTGCGCGCGGTCTGGGTGGTCTGGTCGGCCCACAGGGCGCAGGCCTCGGGGCTGGCAAAACTGACCATGATCAACCGCGACCAGCGCTGCGTGAATTCATCGCGCCGCCGGCCCGGATCGGCCGCCCAGACATGCGCACGCCGGGCCGAGCTGCGGCTGCGGCCCCGCCCGCCCTGCGGTGCGAAATCGTTGATACGAGAGGTTTGGGCGCGAGCCGGGATACCCCGGTCACGCAGCGTCGTCGGGAGAGGTGTCATGGTTGGGCTCGTTGTTGGAGGCCGCGGATGCGGCGGGTTGAGGGGCATCCATGCCCACATGTGTCTTTTCGACACCGGCGAAGCTGAACAGATGGCGAGGGCAGGCAATGCCCGCATCCGCGCAAAGCTTCTCGATCGCGTCGAACCATCGTGCTGGGAATTGCCCGCACGACACAGCATTGCTGACCGAGGTCAGTCGAACGCCAATGACATCGGCGATTTTCTTGCGGCCGAGCGCGTCGCAGATCGAAGAGACAGAGTGGGCATAGATGCGTTCCATGCAGCCAATCTGGTTCAGATAAACTGGACTGTCAATGTCCAGATGATGGATTGTTCAAAATATCTGGACCGCAGGCGATAGTTGCCTCATGGACTTGGAGCACAAAACCAGACTGGCCCGCGTGAACGACATGGGGCTTGAGGCGGCAGCCATAAGGCTGCGCGCGGCCTTCATTGTTACCGGGCTGAAGCAACATCTCGACTTGGCCAAGGCGACAGGCGTGTCGAAGACAGTCCTGAGCAACGCCATGTCCGGGTCGACATATCCAAATCGAGACATCCTGAAATATCTCTATCGAGCGCATCGTATCGACTTCAACTTCATGATGAATGGCGACTTTTCGCAGTTGCCCGGCGATGTGCAGGAACGGCTTTTCCCAGCGCTTGAAGCCGCGACCGATGAATGGGATCGAAAAGAAAGTTCAGGTCGATCCCGAGCCGCACCGCGAGGGCAGCAACTGCAAACATGATCCTCGACACTGCGCCCCTCCGCCTTTCTGGAACGTTAAGCGAACATCCGCCGACGGATCAACCCCGAAGGTCGCGCCGCGGCAAGCTGGCGCAGACTGTCTGGCGCGAGACCGGCAGAGAGTGAGGGGACTGTTTTGGGCGACATTGCCTTTGGGTCGTTTTCCTATGATGGTCTGATGGCCACGATGCACCGGCTTCCCGCGCGCGACCTCAGCCCTGCGTTGATGGGCCTGGATCGCATCGTTTCATCGCTCTACGGCGCGCTGGAAACGGGCATCGTCCAGAAAAAAGCGCCGCGTTCAAGCTCACTGGTGATGACCGTTGGTGAGCCGCGTGCGGGCAGCTTCGAGCTTGCGTGGATCACGCAAACAGCACCGGGTTTGCTCCCCTTGCTCCCTGACTTCACCGGGGCTATCCAGTCCAACCTGATAGAACATTTCATAAACTATGTTATGCTCTGGTTCGGCGGACGGCGCCGAGAGGCGGACAAAATTATGGACAAAATGCTTGATCTGCTGGCGGCGGAGCGGGAGCGCGCCCATGAGGATCGACAACGCGAGCGTGACGCCGTCTATGCGGACATGCGGCATCAGCGAGAGCATATGCGCCAGCTTCTTCATGACCAAGCGCTCGCACTTCATGGCGCAGCAAAGCTGGCAGTCGCACCGATTGGTAAATCGGCATCGACGTTCGCGGCGCGCGCCAGGGGCGATAGCCCCGTGGTCGATGAAGCGACGGCAGATGCAATCCGTGCCAAGGAAGATCTAGAGGTCAGCGACATCTTGGACATGACGTTTCGCATCGAGGGCATCCGAGACCAGCGGCGTGTGCTGTTTGTGTTCGACCCCGAAGACGCTGAGGGTGAGCGCATCCTTCCTGCCATCATCGGAGACCCTGAGTTTGAACGACCGGGAAATGTTTACAAGCGCGCTTACGCGGAGAGCCTGCCCATCACTCTCACAGGGAAGACTACGCGCATAATCGACGGACCGATAAAGACGTTCCATGCCATCAGCGCGCAGATTGTGACTGGCACACCCGAAGCATAGCTGGCCGGCTCTGGCAGGCCGCAACTTAGTGCACGATCAGAGTTTTACCCAAAAGCCTGCCCTCACCGGCGGGCTTTTTCATGTGTCGCCGCCCGGCGTTGGCATGGTTCCTGATCGCCCGGCCGAATCATGAAGTCCAGAAAATATGAACAATACATGTTGACAGTCCATATTATCTGAACCACCTTGACCTTACCCGGCGCGAAGACGCATCCGCTGATCCGCCGGGCATCGCAACCCGATGGAGGTCAGGATGGACAGCGACGACAAGGACCAGGCCAGCGCCCACGAGCGGATCGGGGTGCTTTTCAAAAGCGGCGAGAGGCAGGAATTTGCTGTGAGCGCCGGCGCGCTCGCCCGGACAATCCAAAGCGCCAAGCGCATCGGGTTTCACGGCCTCGCATCTAACGAAGACACCCTGATAAACCTTGAGGAAGTCGCCGCGATTTATCGTGTCGACCCTTCGCCGGTCCGGGAAGAGCTGTTCTGGCCGCTGCCTCTCAACCGGATGCCGACACCCGTCCAGATCAAACGCGCGCGTCGGCACCTTGGGCTTTCCGAGGTCGACTGGATGCATGCAGAAATCACGCCCGGAGGCACCCTGATCGCGCGGGCGGTGTTCGGAGATTTCCAGATCATCCCGGACGATCGCCCAATCGAGGGGGATCAGGGATGACGAAAGTACACCCGACCCCACGCGTCCAGCGCCTCGCGACCATCCTGCGGCCCGCCGAGGTTCGCGCGGTCCAGTCTGGCGTGCGCATCCGAGAGAGAGCGCATCAGGTGCTCGAGCCACAGCACGAGATCGGCCTGCGTGAAGTCCTTACCGCCCGGCGCGGTCCACACACCGCCCTGCCGCGCCGCAATTTCCAGACTTTCAAGCCGCTGCTCCACCTGTTCCAGACGGTGAAGAATCTCGTCCATCGTGGTGTCCATGCCGTCGCACTCCTGTTCCTGTCGCGCCGCTCGGCGACCGGGGGCAAGGATAGCGCGACGGGATCGGCGGTGCCCAGCTTCGACTGGCGCGATCCAGAGCGGATTGCAGCCGCAAATGCGGTTGCCCGGACCGAACCGCAGACAATCGCCCGGGCGCGCGCCCTGGTGGCTAACCCTCCCGCGGCGCTGGCCGAAGGCTCTGACGAACGTCATGCCGCCTGGCTGGTCGCCTTGGCCGACCTGCGCCACCGCCGCACCGCCGCGGCCGCGACCGGGGGCACCGCAGCATGACCGTGCAGATCACCGACCGCGCCACCCTGCTGCGGGCCGCAATCGCCGACATCGAGCCGCGCCACGCCGCGCTGCCGCGGATCGGCGCGGACGCCAATGGCAGCTGGATCGCCAGCCATGACCGGCACCGCGCCGCGGCCGAGGAGTTGCTGCGCCACATCCGACGCCAGCACGGCGCCAAGGCCCGAGTCGGACTGACCGATCCCAGCCGCCTGCAGCTGCACGGCATCACTGTCACCAGCGTCCGCGGCTTGGCCGTGCTGATCGACGCCTGGCTGGCCAAGGCGCGTGACCAGCTCAAGCGCCTGGAGCCGGCGCGACTCCGATGATTGCAGCCCGTTGCGCCTCGGACCGCGGGGCGCAGCCAGATGCAATCTCACGCAGACGGAGACCCCATGCGTATCCTGACCACCGCAGCCCTGCTGCTGACCAGCCCCGCCTTCGCCGGCGGCTACGTCGCCCCGATCACCGACGCCCCGCCTGTGGCTCGCCCGGCGGCCGCCGCCCACAACTGGACCGGCGCCTATGCCGGCCTGTCCTACGGCACCCAGCGGACCAAGAGCACCCGCGCGAGCTACGAAGATCGCGAGCTGACCGAGACGCACCGCGAGACCCGGCCCTACACCAAGGCCGACCTGCACCGCGACCTGTCGGCCAGCGGCTGCGCGGACCCGGATCGGGTCTATGCGATCAGTTATCCGGGGTTTGCGTATCAGACCACCTGCGCCAACCTGCTGGCCCACACGCCGGACGCCGGCTGGGCGACCGCCACGGTGGACGGCGCGCCGCCGGTGATCGTGCGCGAATGGACCGAGACGACGGGCGCAGAGACTGTGCAGACTGGCACCGAAACGATCCGCAGCAGCGACAGCACCGCCGGCGTGTTTGCGGGCTACAGGCGCCAGCTGGCGGCTGGTGCGGTGATCGGAGTCGAGGCGAGCTATGCCCGTGTCGGCGGCGAGGACAGCACCCTTGCTGATGGCGCAGGGCGGCTACAGCCTCGGCCGCGTGCTGCCGTATCTCACGGCGGGCTTCGACCTGGCGCAGGACGCCCCGGTCTACGGCGCCGGCATCGACGTGGCGCTGACCCGGCAGCTGCTGGGCGGCCTGGCTTACACCAAGGCCGACGATGCCGAGCGCATAGAAGCGCGACTGGGGTGGAGGTTCTGATGGCCGATCCCATCCAGGCGGAGTACCGCCGCAACATGAACGCGCTCGCGGCTGGGATCGACGAAATCCTGAACGGAGACCGAAAGCCCGGCAAGAAGCCGAAAATCGGATTCATCTTGCTCGTGGCGGAATTTGGCAAGATCGAAGGTGGTCGCGTCAACTACATCAGTAACGGCCAGCGCGAGGACATGATCGCGATGCTCCGCGAATATCTCGCGCGGGTCGAGGGTCGATATCATGAACCGACGGCGAGGGAGGTCCCGCAATGACCACCGATCGCCACCACGCACCTCGCCCCGCGCTGATCCTGTGGCTGCTGGCCATGGCAATGCTCGCCCTGCCGGGCTGGATCTGGCTGGGGCTCACCCTGTTCGGGTGGTGGGCGGGGCCGTGACCATGCTGCAGCAGTTTCTCGATCTGCGCCCGGCCGGCGGGTTCGGCCTGATCATGGCCGATCGCCTGCGGGTCGCAGCCGCAGTCGGCGGGCATTTGACCTTTCAGGGCGATCCCGACGATCTGCGGCGGCTGGCCCGGGCGATCGACTACTGCAACACAGCTTGGGCGGCGGCTGAGTCCCACGCGCAGAGCCGGGCCGCAAAGCGGCTCGAGCGTGATCTGGATCGTGCGCGCAAGCTCGCCGCCTGGCGCGACGTGCTGATGTGCATGGCGGCGCAGGTAGCCGCTGACTTGGCACTGGCGGCGCTATGCGGGTCCTGATCGCCTGCGAGACCAGCGGCATCGCGCGGCGCGCCTTTGCCGCGCTGGGGCATGATGTCTGGTCCTGCGACCTCGATCCGGCCGAGGACGGCAGCAATCGCCATATCATCTGCGACGTGCGAGACGGCATCCTGACCGAGGGCTGGGACCTGCTGGCCGTCATGCACCCGCCCTGCACAAGACTGTGCCGGTCCGGCCGCCGCTGGATGTCCGGTCCCGGCAAATGGACGCCGCCCAAGCAACTGCCGCGCGGTCGCAGCTGGGCCGACATGCGAGCCGAGTTCGAGCTGGGTGTGCATGTTTTTTTGACGTGCTGGGAGGCGCCCATCCTCCGGGTCGCGATCGAGAACCCCGAGATGAACGATCTCGCGCGGGACCGGATGCCTGCCGACCTGCCGACGCCGCAGATGGTGCAGCCACATTGGTTCGGCGAGCCAGCATACAAGGCGACGGGGTGGTATCTGCGCGGCCTGCCGCCGCTGCGGCCGACCAACCGCCTGCCCGAACCCGAGCGCGGGTCCGCCGAATGGAAGCTCTGGAACCGTGTGCACCGGATGCCGCCAGGGCCGGAGCGCGCTCGCCTGCGCAGCAGGTCGTTCCCCGGGATGATGCGCGCCGCGGCCGAGCAATGGGGCGGGCATGCGCTGCAGGAGGCCGCAGCATGACGCATCCAGTCTCGGCCAACCCTATTGTGCGAGCCGCCACCGGCCAGACCGAGCCTGACGATTTCGGGGCTATTGATAAGGCGGCCCGCGACCTTATCATCCAGCTCGCCCGCAGACGGGCTTGGCAAGACCACATGGCTTCGCTGGAGGCCGGGAGGCAGTAACATGGCCATCATAAGGGCCGTCGGCTACAGCCGATATTCTACCGACCTGCAAAACGAGCTTTCGATCGAGGATCAGCAGGCCCTTATCACCCGCTATGCGCTCGCCAACGGGATGGCCATCCAGCAATTTTACTCGGACGCTGCCCAATCCGGCGCCTCGATTTTCCGGAGAGACGGGCTGCTGCAGCTCCTCGCGGATGCGAGAGAGGGGCTGTTCGATGCCGTGATCGTCGAGGAGCTAGACCGCCTCGCACGCGACATGGAGGATCTCGCCGGCATCCATAAGCGGCTGTCCTTCGCCGGGATCGAGATCCGCGCGGTGCATGAGGGCGTGGCCAACACCGTGACAGTTGGCCTGCGCGGCTTGGTCGGGCAGCTGTTTCGCGAGGACAACGCCCGCAAGATCCGCCGCGGGATGACCGGCAATATAAGCCGGGGTCGCACTGCCGGGGGGCGGGCCTTTGGATATCGGCCGCACCCGACGGAAAGGGGCGAGCTGGTGATCGTGCCCGAGGAGGCCGAAATCATCAGGCGCATCTTTCAGGAATTTGCCGATGGGCGATCAGCTGTTGAGATCGCTCACGGGCTGACAAAGGACAAATGCCCGATGCCCCGCGGCGCCCGCGCCTGGCAGGCCAGCACGATCTACGGCTGGGCCGAGCGCCGATCCGGCATCCTCCGCAATGATCTGTATGTGGGGCGCATCGTCTGGAACAAGACCCGTTTTGTGACGGATCCCGAGACCGGCCGGCGGGTGTCTCGCTCGAATCCTGCCGAAAACTGGCTGCATCACGACGCCCCGCACCTGCGAATCATCGACGATGCGGTATGGGATCAGGTGCAGGCAATGATCACGCCCGACCGCACGACATCGCATTCCGACCGCGCCAAGATGCGCCGCCCCACGCGGCCGCTGTCCGGTCTCCTGCGGTGCGGCGCCTGTGGCGGCGGGATGTCGGTTAAAGGCAAGGACCGCAGCGGTCGGGTGCGAATCGGCTGCACCCGGCATGTGCAAAGCCGCACCTGCCCCAAGCCGCGCACGTGGTATCTGGACGTGGTCGAGGAACAGGTCATCGGCCTGCTGCGCGGCGAGCTGCAAAAGCCGGCGATGCTCGACCTCTATGTCAGCGAGTACAACAAGGCGCGTGCCGAATATGCGGCCGGGATGCTGCGCCGGCGCTCCAAGCTCGAGAGCCGTATCAAGCAGCTCGACGCGGAGGTTAGCCGCCTGATCGACTTTGTCGCACGCGGCATCGGCAATACCGACCGGTTGGCGGCCGATTACGAGGCCCGCTGTGAGGAGCTCGCGTCAGCCAAGGCCGAGCTGGAGGATGAGCCGCCGGCGATCACGCCGGTGATGCTGCACCCGGCGGCCCTGGTCGGCTATCGCTTGGACCTTGCTAAGCTGGCCCAAATCATGGGCACCGACAACAGCTCCGAGACCACGCGCTATGCGGAGATCCTGCGGGGACTGATCGAAACCGTGACGATCTCGGAAACTGCCAAAGGGCAGATGGAGATCACGGTGGCAGGCAAGTTGCGCGCCCTGATCGATGCGCCGACCCTGAAACGACGGCTGTCGGGGGGTGCTGTGGTAGCGGAGGAGGGACTCGAACCCCCGACACGCGGATTATGATTCCGCTGCTCTAACCAGCTGAGCTACTCCGCCCCGATGCGTCGCGAACCATGGGCCCGCGAGGGGTGCGGGGGATGTAGGGCGTGCGCGCGCCTGCGTCAAGCGGATTTCTGGCGCGGCCCCTGCCAGCTGGCCGCGGGGCGCGGGGTGCTTGCCTAACCGGGTCCGGCCGGGCAGGAAATCCACAGGAAACCGGGCGCGCCCGCAGGGCGTTGCAGCAGTGAGAGCAAGGGGTTGGGAATGGCGGATGATCCGTATGCCGCGCTGGGGGTGTCCCGCACGGCCACTGACGCCGAAATCAAGAAGGCATATCGCAAGATCGCCCGGACGGATCACCCCGATCTGACCGACGATCCGGCGGCGCATGAACGCTTCAAGGCCGCCTCGGCCGCCTATGACCTGCTGCGCGACCCCGAGCAGCGCGCCCGATTCGACCGCGGAGAGATCGACGCGCAGGGACAGGAACGCCCGCAGCGCCGCTACTATCGCGACTTTTCCGAATCGCCCGACAACCCCTATCGCGGGCAGGCGGATTTCGGCGACTTCTCGGACGTGTTCGCCGATCTGTTCGGCGAGGGCGGGCGCGGCGGCTTCCGCGCCGGTGCGCGGCCGGGCGCGGGCGGCCGCAGCTTCGACATGCGCGGGCAGGATTATCGCTACACGCTCGAGGTCGATTTCCTGACCGCGGCCCGCGGCGGCACCACCCGCATCACCCTGCCGGAGGGGCAGGTGCTGGACGTGAACATCCCCGCCGGCACCCGCGACGGCCAGACCATCCGCTTGCGCGGCAAGGGCGGCCCCGGCATGGGCGAGGCGCCCCCCGGCGATGCGCTGCTGACCCTGAGCGTGCGCGAGGACCCCGACTGGCGGCCCGAGGGCGACGACGTGACCACCGTGCTGCCGATCTCGCTGGACGAGGCGGTGCTCGGCGGCCGGGTCGAGGTGCAGACCATCGACGGCCCGGTGATGCTGACCATCCCCCGCGGCGCGTCGAGCGGGCAGAAGCTACGGCTGCGCGGGCGCGGGCTGCAGGGTGCGGGGGGTAAGCGCGGCGACCAGCATGTCGAGCTGCGGGTGGTGATGCCGCCCAAGGTCGACGACGAGCTGGCCCGCTTCATCGAGACCTGGCGCAAGGATCACGCCTACGACCCGCGCGCCACCCGGAGGAGGGGAGGACGATGA